ACTTACCTTTGCACTTTAGACAATTATCATCAAGATCCAGACACTATTGATTATGCTACAAGTGAAAATCCTGCCGAACATAAGTCTCATAACCTAATTGAATTGCAAAATGGACAGTTTGCACTATATCCAAACAATCGAACTCGAATTTATGATAATAGTTTAACACCCAAAGAACCCAAAGTACCCGATTTTAAAGTATCCACCCGATATTATCAAGTTGAGAACAGTTATGATAGACTTGCAATGGGAAATGAGGACGAATATTTTTGGAAAACTGCAAAAGAACGAGATAAAACTTTCTAAAAAGTTATAATTTAACAAATTATGAGTAAAATAAATAGATTTTTCTCACAAAAGAATTGAAACAGTATTCAATGGGCAAACATCTACTCCTAGAAGTGTATGATGTTCAGTTTAATCTTTTAAATGACTCAAGATCTATACAAGAAGTCATGATAAGAGGAATTGGTAGAGCAAAAATGACAATCTTGAATACTTTTTCACATTCTTTTGTACCACAAGGTTGTACAGTTGTAATTGCCCTTGAAGAAAGTCATGTTTCTTGCCATACTTGGCCAGAAAATGGATGCCTAGCAATTGACGTATATACTTGTGGGAAAGGAAATCCTCGTCTGATTGCTTTAGAAATACTTAAATATCTCAATTCAGATTCATATTCTATAAGAGAAGTTGAACGTTAAATAGAAGTAAGGAGATAGCAACCTCCTTTATAAAAGTTCTGTTTTATTCTTAAAACAGGAGCTAAAAAAATGTCTAATTTATCGGTTGACAAAGATTCAAATTATATGCATCAAATGTGGTCAGCAACTGATGATAATTCTGAAAAACCAAAAAGGGTGATTCAAGAAATTATGCACGATATTGCACCAAAACATGATTTTAAAAAACAAGTTGAACTTCATGAAAAAATTCGCAATGAAGAAGACTATGATGATTGGGAATATGGGACAGAACCAACATATGGATCTTCCTGGCACTAGGTATAAATAGACCAAGAAAATCTATTCATCAATGGCAGTTACAAGAATATCAAGAGCATTTAAGGATATTAGTCTTTCTTTTGATCCACATCCAGTAACAAAGGACTTACCAGTTCTAGTTAATGAGAGATCTATTGCTAGATCTGTAAGAAATTTAGTTGAAACTATTCCAACAGAAAGATTTTTTAATCCTCTTCTTGGTTCTGATGTTCGCCGAAGTTTATTTGAATTTGTTGATTTTGGTACTGCATCAGTAATTCAAGATCAAATTGAAACTACAATTAATAATTTTGAAACTAGAGTTGATAATGTACAAGTTGAAGTTGAACCAAGGCCCGACAATAATGAATTTGAAGTAACTGTCATTTTTGATATTATAGGTCAAGATTTCCCATCACAGCAATTTACATTCTTATTAGAGGCAACAAGATAAAATGCCTTTTACACAATTTACAAATTTAGATTTTGATCAAATCAAAACTTCGATAAAAGATTATCTTCGTGCAAATTCTAATTTCACGGATTTTGATTTTGAAGGATCTAATTTTGCAGTCTTAATCGATACTCTTGCATATAATACCTATATTACTGCATTTAACTCGAATATGGTTGTAAATGAATCCTTCTTGGATTCTGCAACACTCAGAGAAAATGTAGTTTCTTTGGCAAGAAATATTGGATATGTTCCTCGCTCTAAAACCGCCTCAAAGGCGGCAATTACGTTTGAGGTTCCTACCACTACAACAAGTGCTTTTCTTACGCTTAGAGCAGGTCTGGTATGCGTTGGAGCGTTTGATAATACATCATATAGATTTTCTATTTCTGAAGATATTACAACGACTGTAAATAATGGGATAGCAAAATTTGGATCTTCAACATCTCCAGTTTACATATATCAGGGAAATTTATTAGAAAAACAATGGACTGTTGATAATTCTCAAGATCAAAGATTCATTCTTGAGAATCCAAATATTGATATTTCAAATCTTGTAGTTTATATAAAAGGTATTAATGATAGTGGGGTTGGTAGAGAATATTATAGAGTTGACAATATTTTAAATTTAAATAAAAATTCAGAAATATATTTAACACAAGAAGTTCAGGATGAAAGATATGAACTTCTTTTTGGAGATGGATATTTTGGCAAAAAACTTGAAAATAATTCTGTTATTACTGCAAAATATATCGTCACAGAAGGTGAAAGAGGTAATGGAGCATCAAATTTTGATTTTCAAGGAAATTTTGTTGATGCTTCCAATATCAGAGTAATTCCTTCTGGAACAATTACTATAAATACAATTCAAAAATCTTCAAATGGTGGTGAGATTGAACCAGTAGCATCAATCAAATATTTTGCACCAAGACTTTATTCTGCACAGTATAGAGCCGTTACTTCGAGAGATTATGAAGCTATTATTCAATCCATTTATCCAAATACAGAGTCTGTTGCAGTTGTTGGTGGAGAAGAATTAGTTCCACCAAAATTTGGAACTGTTCAAATTAGTATTAAACCAAAAAATGGCACCTATGTTTCAGATTTTGATAAACAAAATATTTTAAATAAGTTAAAACAGTATTCTATTGCAGGAATTAATCAACAAATTATTGATCTTAAAGTTCTTTATGTTGAAATTGAATCCTTTGTGTATTATAATACAAATCAAGTTTCAAATGTTGATGACTTAAAAACATCAATTATTTCTGTACTAACAAAATATTCTGAAAATGTTGATATGAATAAATTTGGAGGAAGATTTAAATATAGTAAGGTTGTTCAACTAATTGATAGAGTTAATAATGCAATTACTTCTAATATTACAAAAGTTAAAATTAGAAGAGATATGAAAGTTACTGTGAATCAATTTGCACAGTATGAATTGTGTTTTGGGAATCGTTTTCACATTAATCCAGAAGGATTTAATATCAAAAGCACAGGATTTAAAATTGAAGGTTCAAATGATATTGTGTATTTCACTGATGTTCCAAATACAACAGTAATAGATAATGATGGTAATAGAAAATTAGATGGTAGTGGAAAAGGTATACTATCGGCAGTTACTCTTGTAGGAGATAATAAAAATAGAGTTGTTCAAAATTCAATTGGAACAGTAGATTATGTAAATGGAGAAATTAAAATTAATACAATTAATATCAGTTCAACAAGTATAGATAATGATATTATTGAAATTCAAGCATTTCCAGATTCTAATGATGTTATTGGTTTAAAAGACTTATATTTAAGTTTTAATATTTCTAATAGTAAGATAAATATGCTTAGAGATGTTATTGCTTCTGGAGAGGATATTTCTGGAGTCACCTTCACAAGAGATTATTATACTTCAAGTTATTCTAATGGAAATATAGAGAGGAAATAAAATATGTCAGATTTTGACAAAAGAGTACAAGTTAATAAAATTATTGAAAGTCAACTTCCAGAATTTATAGTTGCAGATTTTCCAAAAGCAACAGAATTTTTTAAGCAGTATTATATTTCTCAAGAATTTCAAGGTGGAAACACTGATATTGTAGAGAATTTAGATCAATATTTAAAACTAGATAATTTAGTTCCAGAAGTCATAACTGGATCAACAAATCTTTCCAATACTATTTCATCTAGCGTTGGAATTATTACTGCTACCTCAACAAAAGGATTTCCATCAGAATATGGTCTTTTGAAGATTGATGATGAAATTATTACTTATACTGGAATTACTACAAATACATTTACGGGATGTATTCGTGGATTTAGTGGAATTACTGATTATAGTACTATTGGGATTTCCAGTTTTATTGGTGATATAAACAATTCGACTTTAACATTTTCAGAATCATCAAGTGCAAGTCATGTAAAAGATTCTAAAATAACAAATTTAAGTGTTTTATTTTTACAACAATTTTATAAAAAATTAAAATATACTTTCACACCTGGACTGGAAGATATTGATTTTGTTTCGGACCTTGATGTTGGCAATTTTATTAAGCATGCAAGAAATTTTTACCAATCAAAAGGTGTTCAAGAATCTGTTAAAATTTTATTTAAGGTATTATATGGAGTAGAATCTACTGTTTTAGATCTTGAAGGAAGATTAATTAAACCTTCATCGGCAGACTATATTAGAAGGGAAGTTATTGTAACTAAAAATATTTCTGGAGATCCTTTAAAATTAGAAGGGCAAACTGTTTTTAAATCGACTGATAAAATAACTAGTGCATCTGTCTCAGAGGTTGAAGTTTTTACAAGAAATAATGAAATATATTATAAATTGGGATTATTTGTTGGATATAGTGAAAGAGATCTAATTGAGGGGACCTTTACAATTCCTGGAAAAACAAAAGTCTTAGAAGAAATTTCTATAGGTTCTTCAATCATTTCGGTAGATTCTACTATTGGATTTGGACAAACAGGGACATTAATATCTGATGATAATACAATTAATTATGCTTCCAAATCTGTAAATCAATTTTTCGAATGTACTGGAGTTACCAATTTAATATCTATTGCTTCAGATATTAGGTCTGATGAGACAATTTATGGTTATGAAGAAGGAGATGTAACAAAAAGAGTTGATTTGCGTATAACTGGCGTTATTTCTGAGTTTGAAAATATTGAAAATATTTCTTTAGTTGATGAGAATGAAGAAATATCAGTTAAAAATCTTGGGGAGATAATTAAAAATCCTACAGAAGATAAAACATATAAAGAAGTATTTGCCAATTCTTGGATCTATAATACAAGTACAAGATATCAAGTATCTTCAATTTCTGGATCAACTTTTACTTTATTGAGTGATATTGATAAATCTAGTTTAGGTGAAGGAGATAGTGTTGATATTTTATTTGCTTATAGTAATAATATTGCTTTAACTGGTGCAATTATTAGCAGTATTAATCAGTCTTCAAAACAGATCATTTTAAGTAATATTTTCGGATTTATTCCAATTGCTTCACAAAATTATGATATCAGAAGAAAACTTAAAAAATCATCCAGTTTAAATGTTCCATTAACATTGGGAGATGATAAGTATATTTCAAATGTTTTAAACTGTTATAGTGATAATATTAACGGTTATATTGCATCAAATTCTTTACCTTCTTACCCAATTAATGATGAACTAGTAGAATCTACATTACCAAATGGATCTTCACAGTATCTTGACGGTTATGATAATGTTGCTCAAGCTTATTCAATAATTAAATTTCCTTCAGATGTAAGATTTATTGATGGTGATATTGTAGTATACACCGCAAATCAACCACTTTCTGGATTAATTTCCGGATTTGAATATTATATTAAATTAATTTCCAATAATAGTATAAATCTATATGCTTCTAAAGCACTTTTAAGTGGATCTGAATACGTTAAATTTGAAGAAAATGTAAGTTTGGGAATTCATAAATTTACTTTAAAAAGACACGAAGATGGATTTATATCTCCGAATAAAATTTTAAGAAAATTTCCAATACAAACGATTTCTTTTAATGGTGGTGGGAATTTAAGAGGAGAAATTAATAATACTGTTGGTGGAATTGGTCTTTTAATTGATGGAGTTGAAATTTCAACTCCAGAATCTCTTGATAAGATTTATTATGGACCAATACAAGAATTTGATATATTAAATTCTGGAGAAGATTATGATATAATCAATCCACCACAAATTTTAATTTCTGCAGGCACGGGAGTTACTGCTTTAGTTGAACCAATCATCTTAGGAATTGTTACTGCTGTTTATGTTGATCCACAAGATTTTGATGTTGATAAAGTTATTTCTTTATCAATAACTGGGGGAAATGGATCTGGTTGCATTTTAGAACCTGTTCTTGGAGAAAGATTTAGAGAAGTTCAATTTGATTCAAGAGCACTTACCATTGGTGGTGGAATAGATTTGACTGATGAAACTATAACATTCTTAACACCTCATAATTTTACTGATGGGGAATCAATTGTTTACAACCAAAATGGCAATAATCCCATTTTGGTTGGAACTTTTGGTGATATTTCAAACACTCCAACTGGAACATTGGTTAGTGGTGATGAATATATTGCTAGATTTGTGAACACATCTACTATCAAACTTTTTAACACAAAATCTGATTATTTGTCTGGAATTAATACTATTGGGTTCTCAACATCAACATCATTTGCAGGTATTCATAAATTTAGAACAATATCAAAAACAACTTTAAGAAGTGTTAAGGTTTTGCAGAGTGGTTCTGGGTATCAACATAGAAAATTAAGAGTTAATTCGTCAGGAATTTCAACAGAATATAATACAATTTCATTCAATAATCATGGATTTTTATCCGGAGATATAGTTGTATATTCAACAACAGGATCAGTAATTTCTGGCATGTCAACAGAAGTTAGTTATTCAGTTGACAGAATTGATTTAAATTCATTTAGATTGATCAGTGTTGGAATAGGAGCAACTATAACAACTGATCTTGTAAGAAGTAAGTATGTTGATATTAAATCATCTGGATCTGGATATCATATTTTTGAATATCCTCCAATTGGGATTAATGTAAATGTATCATACAGTTCAACAATCTCAACCAATAATTTTACATTTACACCAATTGTTACTGGCAATATTGTAGGAGCATATTTGTATGAGAATGGAACTGGTTATGGATCAGATATTTTAAATTTACATAAAAAACCAATAATCACTCTTAAAAATGGAAAAAATGCACAATTAAATCCAATTATTTCTAATGGTAGAGTTCTTGATGTTCAGGTTTTGAGCACTGGATCCGAATATTACTCTTCTCCAGATCTTACTGT